CTTTACATAACTGATAAAGAACCAATCCTAATTTTTCAATACTAAATTCTATATCACGCAATTTACTCTTTGGTCGTTCCTGTCCTAGAGCAATCATCCTTTCAGTACCTCTAACACTATCAGGTGCTTTATCCGCCTGACCATGCATCATCTCTGGAATACCGAATATGAAATCAATATAAAACTCAGCCGATTGAATTAACTTATAAAATTCACCTGCTAACGGAGTTGGGGATGGATAATGCGGTTCTCCCTGTGATGTGTCAATTTCTATCACAGCATTTGGATTTGCCCAATTTCTCTCCAATTCACCTATATCATCAACACTACCTATGGGAACCAATAATTTTAACCCCGCAGATGCTTGGGCATGAGAAAGTGCTAAAGACCATAACTTATTGAGCAGTCTCTGCATTTCCTTTCCACGACTGACATCAGAACGAGGGTATGGAGTGCCCGTAAAGGCATTTGGTAAAGGAACAATAGGGTAGATATCACAGTTTAAAACTGTTTCATATAATACAACCTCACTTACTGAGGCTGAAACGGCTACCCTTGTTTGAAGGACTTCCTCAAACTCCATCAATCCACGCTCAAACACAGCAGGGTTATCATCTAAAAATTTCTGAAATTCCTCTTCATCCATAATCATTTCAGCGTTGCCTTTCAAATCAACAACACGATAAAATGGAACTTTAATCTTATAAAATCTTTCGAGAACCTGAAATTTACCAGTATCCCAAAAATCTTTATCCTTTACAATATCTGGAGTAAATATCTTTGTAGTCTGTGCTTGAGAGGATGAAGGGTAATCAGTATCCATAACTCCGGACAAATCCTCAACTAAACCAGGCGTCTCTTCACCTGTTTCTGGGTCTACCTGAGGTCCAAGTTCAGGATATAAATTCACTAGCTGCTGACCAGTTAGTATGGTAGATATAACTACATTATCTGCATCATTAAACCACCTATCACGAGAAGATGGTGACACATAGACCCTAAAAGGATCCACCGATGTCATTTTTATATCACCTTTACCAAAATCAGATTCCGTATCAAGATAAGCATACATATAACCAAGACCCGTGGTAGTGTAGTCATGAATAGCCTGTTTCAAATGCATATTGCAATCTGATATTTCCCAACAATATCCAAGAATAGTACGCCAAACCTTAGTCAGTTTAACATCAGAATCTTCCCGTGGAACGCATGTAAAAGAAGGAGACCTTGCAGTAATCATCGCTTTCATCTTATCTATTGCAGGTCCAATACGATCCATAGGAACATCAGACTGATTAACAGATGACAAATACTCTGATTCCTCACTGGTAAAGTGATTACCAAAGTAAAAATCCAGGTCAGTCCTGGCTTCTCTATCCCAATCCTGCCTGGCATCTTTATACTGCCTAAATATTTCTTGGTTTAATTCTGCTCTTGGGTCTAAGTCCATACCAATAATTTCTCCTTCATAGAAGTTAAATAGTTATTACTATACAAAGCAAACAATAAAACATAGTTTATGAGTATTAGAATCTACCACCAGTTAACCAATTATAACCGATAAAAGGTTTACTTTGCTTGGTAACCTCTTTATCCCATTGTTCCTTTGTCATTCTACCGGATTTTGGAGGTTTAGCAAAATAATCAGCATAATATAATGCATCCATAAGGTCATCGTGCCTTGCCATGGGATGTTCAAAGAACTCATCCACCATATCAGTCATATCCCTCCGAATATACAATTTCCTTGAATTAACGATAGGTCCAAGTGCAGTTTCCAATCTATCTTCTTTTTTTATCCTTGTTAATGGTTTAACTCCCTTAAACAGCCCTGGCATCAATCTCCTATCTGCTTTTTCCATTCTTGTCAGCATATCACGAACCATCTCCTGCGCCGCAACAGTTTCTATAGTAGCCCTGCGTACTGGTGCATATTTCCTGCATAATTTGATTATTACATCTGGAACATCAAATGTTGGAATCCTTTCTTTAAAATATTCAAGTACATACCTATTTTTATCATTATCAACGGCAAGTACGACTACTGCTTGGAAATCTGATGTATTGGTTGCTGTAGCGGCAAGGTCAACGCCGATATAGACATTAACTGGAACAACATCACCATCAAAGTTAAGAAATGTCAGTTTACCCTTCGATTCGAATACTCCATCATGGAATTTAATTCTATCCGTCTTAAATGCAGCGGTCGAGATATCCCGTGCATCATTCATGTACTCCTGTGCAAATTTATTAACCAGACCTGCTTCTATAAACTCTTGACGCTTATTTTCAAGTTTTTCAAGAGAAAACTGATCTCCCCATAAAGGAGTACCATCATCATTGATTGCCTTATAAAATGTCAAATCCCAAGGATATTTCCTGTCATTCCTATTAGCATCCGACCAACCATCCAATACCATCTGTAAAAAACTATCATAATGAACAATAGTACCTAAAAGCCATATCCAACCTTCCCTGCCTTTAGATTCTTCGAGTGCAGGATATACAGTAGAAACAATCCATTGCTTGATTTCCTGTCTTCTTTCAGGTGTTTTAGTATTTAACTCAGATTCAAAGTCATCAAGAACAATACCAGTATACCGCACATCAACTTCACTACGACCACGGAGACGCTGTGATGTTCCTTTTGACATAACCCTATCACCCGCCGATGTAACAATATCCTTTTCCGTCCATCTGTTACCAACAGCATCACCACATAGGTTACCAAAATAGTATTTAATCATATTATTGTATTCTAAATGCGTCTTGATATACTTTAAATGGTCAATAGCCTGACCCTGTTCTTCAGCAACCCAACAGATAAACTGCTGTTCTTCCCTCGGCGAGAACAATATCTTATGAAGAATCGCCGCTTTACTCAGAATAGACTTACCAAATCCACGAGGTATAATATTACATACACGACTGCCAGGGGCAGAATCTATCAATTTCTTAGATATTTCAAAATGAAACGGCGGAGATTCACTTTTATTCATAAAATCATTCGGAAGAAACGCCCTTCCAAAATATATTAAATCATGATGAGACCTTCTTAGAACCTCGTCCTTTTTAGCCATCTCATTAGCATTTGGTATTAATTTCATTTACTATCCCTAAAATATTTAGCATATATATAAATACAGAAAGCAGCAAAAATTAAGCCTAATACAAGTACATCTAAAACAGGGCTGTCATCGCCTGTCTCTATTGAACCTATGGGAGTTTCTAAACGAATACTTTGAGTGGTTGGATATTCAGCAACTTGTAATAATGTATCTTTCATTTATTCTTCTTTTTCCTTTTTATATAACTTTTTATCTTCTTTATCTTCTTTTCTTCTTTCTTATACTTTTTATCTAAATCTTCTTCATAAGAGTCTATATCAAGATATTTACCAAACCATTCTATAGTATTATCATGCTTCACCAATAATCTCACTTGTGTCTGGTCCAGTACCTATTTGATGCATTTCATCACTCATATCGTAAATACTATTGCAATATCCACAAGCCCAACCAAAAATATTATCCTCATCATCCCAAACTATGTATTTATGGTCAGGATCTAAGAATGATTCGCAGACATCACATATCTCTCTCTCTGATTTAAGCAACTCTTGCTTAATTTGATTAGGAATATCACGAAGATTCTTCAATTTCTTGTTCTGCGTGTGCAAGAGTCTTTAAATCTTTGTTATCCAATGCAGACAATTCTTTCTGCGTAAACCCCTGGAATACAGTAAGTGACTCTGTTTTGGTAGAATCTGGAAACATCCCTGCGATTTTCATTAATGTTTCAATAGCACGGAGTTTATCTCCATCCCTACTATCTTCTTTTTCAACTATCTTTTTAGTCTCCTTAAGCAGATATTCCTCATTAATATCAACCTTTGCGAGATTTGCTTTCATTTCTTTAGAAATCAATGTAGACACCCTTTTTGTTTTCATTAACGCTTTTGATGTATGATCTGCATATTTACGGTTCTTTGTTGGAAAAACACGCATATATGCATCTGTCGGGCTTAATCCGTTTGCTATGTACTTGGCAAAAAGAAATTCCCTACCTGTTGGTTTTTTATCTATAATCATCCGTTGCTCATAGTGATTTCTACGAGCAAATGAATATATATTGCTTGGTGGTAAACCTTCCATGTTGCTACTGCTATTAACAATATATGTTCCAAGCATTGTACGAATATATGGTTTTGTCTGTTTTCTACTGGTAGTTTTCATATTACCACGCTTTAACACCTTACATACCTGATTATCATCAGTAACAACCCAATCTCCTTCATAACCTTTTCGCCAATCAGTAACGAGTTGGTCAACATCGTAAGTATCCTTCCATTCTTCTATGGTATTGTAAAGTGTTTCAATCTTACCATTTATCGTTTTATTAAACATACCACTCCCAACCTAATTATTTATGGTAGCCCGAGCCACCCCTCCGGATATGCTGTACAATCGGTAATCTCATAGTAACTCCTATTGATTTCCGTTTATTTCTTTACCCCACACAAATGTCTTCCCTTTTGTAATATCCACCAAATCAAAGCGGAATGTACCATTTGGGAACCAATCTATGATAGCAAAGGCATGGCACCAGTTATGCGACCTACCTTTTAGCCAAAGATTGGATTCTCGGCTCATATCTTTCAAACATCCAATAGTAAAAGCATGATGAGCACCATCCAAATGAGTAACACCAAATCTCTGTACATCATGCGTATGTCCATATACGACATTCTTTCCTAATTTCTCAGCATGTTGCCTGGTGTGATACATTGTAGTATAATGACCTCCATGATAGAAGTATAACTTACCAATTTTTAGATATTTTCCATATGGGTAATACTTATAACCTCTCTCCTCCAATCTAACAGCATTTTTAAACTTGAATTCTGACAGATAAGGGAACTCATCTACGAAGTAATTTAACCAGTTGTCGTGATTGCCCTCTATCATGTACTTGTCAGTACAATTAACATACCTTAAGACATTATCGAACTGGTCCATACCAGCATTTACATCAAGTACATCCTTTTCAACATCTTTTATAACATATTCAAGAGGAGGACGCGCACGCCTTTTGTATTTCCACGGAGAACAACCCTTCCACTCACCAATATC